CAGCAGATCATCAGAGAGGATCGGGAGCTGTGTAATGGATCAAATTAGCATCGCTCAAATGACAATAAATATCATTTATCAAGGTACTTTCCTAGGGCCACCCCAAGCGGGGACAAAGACCTCGCGGGTTTTCATATCTGCGTGAATTTTAAAATCGCACCATACTACTATATCTCACATAATTAATGGGTTGGAATTTGAGCTTAAATGGCGGATTCAAAAAAGGGTCAAATCGTAAATAGGACGGGGCTTTCAGAGGTTTTTGGAGTTGCTCTAACTACGGTTGATTCTTGGGTTCGTCAGGACTGTCCAGTTGTAGTCCGTGGTCGTGGAAAGGGTCAAGAATGGCAGTTTAATACAGCACAAATTGCAAAGTGGTTACAGGACAAAGCCGCAGATGATGCAACAGGTGAAATACCCGATGACATTAATCTCTTAAAAATCAGAAAAGCCAAAGCAGAAACAGAATTAGCTGAATTGGAATTGGCAGAAAAAAAAGGTCAGGTTGCTTTAATTGCTGAGTTTGAACGAGCGCAAGCCGTAGTCTTTGGCATCATACGTTCCAATATGATGAACATCCCACAACGTGCAGTATTACAGCTACTTGGTGAAACAGATGCACGTATTTTTAAAGAAAAATTAAAAGCTGAAATTGTATTGGCTCTGGAAACTGCGGCTGAAGCTGAATTGGAGGATGATGAGGGTGTCTGATTTATCTATTTTCAGTAATTTCTATTCAGTCTTGGATGCGCTTAAGCGTTCAATGGAGCATTTAGTACCGCCACCAGATATAAAGCCTAGTGTATGGGCTGAGAAAAATATTAAGATTCCTGCGGGTAATGCGATACCTGGGCCCATCAATTTTGATAATGCGCCTTACCAACGTGGCATGATCGATGCGATTAAAGAGTATGGCGTTCGCCGTATTACTTATATGACGGGTGCGCAGCTTGGTAAAACCACCATTCAACAGTGTGCAACAGGCTATTTTATTGCACATGAACCTAAATCTCAGATATTTGTACAACCCACACAAGGTGATGTTCAGACATTTTTAGAAACCAAATTGCGCCCGATGATTGAGGCCAACAAGTCCATTGCTCAGAAAATGGCAAAACCCCGCAGCCGTGATGGTGTGAATAATAGCCGTATGATTTCCTACATTGGTGGTTGGCTAATGTTTTCATGGGCGGGTTCACCCAAGACTCTACGCTCACGTTCCGCACCTATCACCCATGCGGATGAAATTGACGGCATGGAGGCAACAGCGGAAGGTGATCCAGTCGAATTATTATCGCAGCGTTCCGCAACTTTTGGTGATCAAGCACTTAGAACTGAGTCCAGTACACCGACGGTAAAGGGTGCAAGCCGCGTGGAATCGGCATATTACCGCGGCGATCGTCGCCGTTATTATGTGCCATGTCCTAAATGTGGAGAGGCACAATATTTAAAATGGGAAAATGTGTATTGGGATGGCAGACAATCAACCAATATTCAAGATGCGCGAGAAGATTTAGACCAAGATCATCAAGTTGAAACTGCGGGTTATCGCTGTGAATGTTGCAATGATATCTGGTCGGATGGTGAACGTATTGCGGCTATTCGCAATGCTGAAAAACTAGGTCATGGCTGGAAAGCGGAATTGCCCTACAAGGGGCATATTAGTTTTCATGCACCTGAGATGTTATCTACATTTCGTAAAATGTCGGACATTGTCCAATCCTATTTAGATAAATTGGCACTGGATGATTTACAGGTATTTGTAAATGTATCCTTGGGTGAAACATTTGAGGAAAATGCCGATAAGGTCGATTCTGATTCGCTTAAGGCAAGAGCTGAGGAATATAAAGCCACAGTACCATTGGGTGGGGTTTACCTTACATGTGGTATTGATATGCAGATGGATCGGCTTGAGCTTGAAATTGTGGCATGGGGTGTGGGTGAGGAAAGCTGGTCGATTGATTATCGTGTCTTATGGGGTGATCCGTTAGGTGAGGAGGTGTGGCAGGATCTAGATGATGTATTAGAAGAAACCTATATGCATGAATCTGGATCTCAACTTAATATTTCAGCAGCTTGTCTGGATACGGGTGGTACCAATGGTTATACCCAAGCCGCCTATGAATATATTAAGAGTCGCCGTAACCGTAAGTTATTTGCTATTAAAGGTCGTGGCGGATGGGGCTTACCTATTGTACAAAGCCCACAGCGTAAACAGTCAGGTAAAGATAAACGTAAAATTGATTTGTTCATTGTGGGAACGGATGAGGCTAAGCTCGTTGTAACCCGCCGTTTAACACTGGAAAAAGGTGGACCGGGTTATTGTCACTTTCCTATTCAGCGAGAGGCAGAGTGGTACAAGCAACTAACCGCCGAAAAACTGGTACTCAAATATATTAAAGGTCAGCCAATACGGGAATGGCACAAGCCAGATCGAGCGCGTAATGAGGGGTTAGACTGCCGTGTATATGCATTAGCGGCTTTGAAAATTATGCAGCCGAATCTAAAACGGATTAAGGAGCGGTTACAGCAGCAAGATGTAGAGTCAATTCAAGAAAATGAGGCTAAACATGTCAAGAATGTAGCCAAGGTTGTTGTTCGTAAAAAGGTGCAGGTTAAACAGGAAACACCGTCTACGGTAGTTAAGAAGAAAAAAGTGTTTGGGAATAAAAAGTAAGTTGTCATATAATTTTCTTATTAATATCTAAATAACGGGAATTTTGTTATGTCCATCAATAATAGAGAAAAAGAATTATTGAATCGTATAAAATTTGAAGATTTATTGATGGTAAAAAGATTTTTTAAAAATTTACATGATATTCAAGTGGAAAATGAACAGAGAGTTCGCAAAAAAATTTTTTTATGTGCTCTTAAATATTCTAAATAATAAAGCAATGAAAAACTGAATAATGAAAAAAAACTGATGATTTCCGAAGATAGCATTAACTGGCACACTTCGGTCATCATCATTCATGAGTTGTATTCGATTTCCTAAAACCATTACCGCAGGTATCACCCTAAATTTTCGGGTGAATCTGACGGCTTACCCCGCCTCAAGTGGTTGGTCATTGGTTGCATACTTGCGCGGTAATTCTGCGATTGATCTACAGTCACAAGCGGATGGCAATCAACATTTATTCAATATTCCTGCTGAAATCACCAAGAATTATAAAGCGGGTCATTACGGCTATTCATTACGTGCGATTCACACCACAGGTTCGATCGATGAAATTGAATCGGGTGTGGTGGAAATTAAAGCTGATCTGGCAAGTCTAACAGACAATACCGACTTAAGAAGCCATGCGCAAAAAACGCTTGCGGCCATTGAGGCGGTAATTGAAAACCGTGCCACGCTAGATCAAGAGCGTTACCGCATTAATAACCGCGAATTGTATCGAACGCCTTTTGATATTTTGGTCAAACTGCGTGGTTTTTATCGCGCAGAAGTTGCCAGAGAGCAGGCCAAAGCTTGCGGAAAAAGTGTGTTTGGTAAAGTCATTCGTGTGCGTTTGGAGTAATGGCCATGATGGATATATTTAAACGCCAGATTCCAGAAGTACCGAATGTTACGCAGATCAACCAAGGCATAGATGCTGATTCATTGGTAAAAAAGGGCAGTCGAGTTTTCCGTAACGCCGTGCGTATGTTCAAAGCGGGCATGAATGACCGCCTTACCAGCAAGTGGCCGTCGACACCGTTGCCCGCTGATTTGATCATTGAACGATACCAACGGATTTTAGTTGCTCGTAGTCGTGAGCAGTGTGCCAACAATGATTATGGCAAACAGTATTTGCGTTTATGTCACCAAAATATTGTAGGGCCTCAAGGCGTTTTATTACAGGCACAGATTAAAAATAATGCGGGGAAACTCGACAATAAAACCAATGATGCGATCGAGTTGGCTTGGGATAACTGGGGCAAAAAGCACAACTGTGATATTCAGGGCAAAAGGTCTTGGCGCTCCATTCAACGTGCTTGCATCATTTCTGCTGCCAAAGATGGTGAGTTTTTTTTGCGAATTGTCCGGGGCAAGGATGCAGGGCCGATGGGCTTTGCTTTACAGATAATTGATGCACAGCGTTGCCCAGTCAGTTTTAGTGACCATCAGGCCAGAACAGGAGATTTTATTCGTCAAGGCATTGAGTTTAATCAATACGGTCGGCCAGTCGCTTATTACTTTGATTCAGCCAATGCTCAAGAAACTCAATATCGTTTTGGCTCTGCCGATTATATCCGTGTGCCTGCTGAGGATGTCATTCATGGTTATTTAGAGGACATCATTGGTCAAAAGCGCGGCTTACCGTGGACAGCAACCAGTCTATTTCGCATGAAGCAACTGGCAGAGTTTGAAGATTCTGCCATTGTGAATGCGCGTACTTCTGCCAACAAAATGGGTTTTATCCAGTGGAAAGAGGGGCATGGGCCTGAATTTGATGATGAGGAAGATGAAATTCAGATTGAATCCCAAGCAGGTGAAGTTCCTGTTTTACCCGAAGGTGCGGAATTTAAAGAATGGTCACCCAATTATCCAACGGGTGAATTTTTACCATTTCATAAAGCCATGCTGCGCTCAATGGCAGCGGGTATGGGGGTTCTATATAACAACCTTGCATCTGACCTTGAGGGGGTGAACTTTTCCAGTATTCGTCAAGGCACATTGGATGAGCGTGAACATTGGAAAGAATTACAACAGTGGCTCATCGAAAGTTTAGTTGAACCTGTTTATAACGCTTGGCTGGAATACTCACTGTTAAAGGGTGCAATCAGCAAGGGCAATGTTCAACTGAAGGCAGTTGATATCGACCGCTACAAGTCAGTGACATGGCAGCCGCGTCGCTGGCAATGGATTGATCCATCCAGTGATGTCGCCGCGGCAGAAAAATCCAAAAATAACATGTTGGTTTCACCAGGTTCATTGATTCGTGAACAAGGTCGAGATCCACAAACCGTGTGGGCAGAAATTGCCCGTGATACCCGCGCCATGATTGATGTGTTGGTAGAGCAGGGCATTAGTAAGGAAACCGCTGAAGAAATGATTTTGGCAAGTATGGGCAAAAAACCAGTAACTGGCGCTGTAGGCCGACCAAAAGAGGGTGTGTGATGAGTAGTATTAATTTTTTAGAAGTAGGGCAGAAAGTTAAATTTGATCACGAAAAAAGATTTAACTGGACTGTACAGGCAGTAAGAGAGCAATTCGCAATTTTAACTGCAACATTTGCAGGTAAGGGTTATTACACAATTGTGGATTTTAATCGTGAAATTCGTTCAAGTGGCACATCTTGGGGATTAAGTCATAAGTCAAAAGAAGATTGCGAGATGTCAATGCTCGCTTTATTTGGTGAACATCCTGAGGGTATTGATCAGGAATTATCTAACCGAAATAAAAAAACATTGGTTATCTCTGAAGTAAAAGGAGATAAAGATGCAAATTAATCGATTAAATCATG